AGGGGTTGCTGAACACGAGCACTTCCTCGACTACCTAAGGACGTTCGAGATGGACGGGCGATTGCGCGAAGAGTTTGGCATCTCCGCGCTCTCAATGCCTCTGGTCTATCTTCCGGTGAATCGCTCTGCATCCGGGTTCCAATCAAGCGTCGAACTCGGTGGCTACAACGATTTCGAGACGAAGCGACACAGCGACGCCGCGAGTTCGCGAAGCGGCAACGCCATTGTTGCTCGTGCAGTTGGCAGGATGGCTCAAAGGTACCGGCTCTTGCTCGAAGAGGACAAGGGCGCGGCCGCCGCCAAGTTCTATGAAGATGCAAACTTGCAGGAGCTGTCGAAGCTCTTAGCTGAATTGGGCTACGAGTGGAAACTCGAGACTGTCAATGCGCTCAAGAATCAATACGACGTTCGACTGAAGAAGCAAGGATCGTCATTTCTGGTTAGCGCTGCGTCATCTGGCGAGCGCGAACTCCTGACCTATCTGTTTGCCATCTTCGCGCTGAACGTCAGAGATGCTTTGATCATCGTGGACGAACCGGAGCTTCATCTTCATCCGAGATGGCAGAAGACGCTTTTGCAGCTATTCATTCGTCTATCAGAGAGCACCGGCAATCAGTTTCTGCTTGCCACGCACTCGCCAACTTTTGTCTCACCCGAATCGATTCAGTACGTCTCGCGCGTCTTCAGTCGTGAGCAAAGGAGCCACATTCTTCGTCTAGACATGAAGGCGTTGCCTGAGCCAAAGCACCTCCTCAACATTGTGAACAGCCAAAACAATGAGCGGCTCTTCTTCGCCGACTCGGTTGTCTTGGTTGAAGGTCTATCCGATCGGATCTTCTTCGAAGAAGTGCTGAATCAACTTGGCCGCTCGAGGTCTTCGCAGGCGATCGTAGAGGTAGTGAGTGTTGGAGGAAAGGGGCTGTTTGACGCCTACACGAAGATCCTGACCGCATCTCAAATTGAGTATTCGATCATTGCCGACCTTGACTACATCGAGCAGACCGGAACCCCAGAACTCAAGGCGTGGTTCAGGACGGACGCTCGAGAGGTCAAGACGGATGTCATCGACAACATCAAGAGCATCGACGGCGACACGCTCGTCGCTGCCATTGACCACGCTATTGCTACAGGATCTTGGGAAGATGCAAGTCAGATCTGGAACTACATCAAGTCCCGTCGTAGACAGCTCCGCCAAGACTTGAGCGCAGACGAGACGAAGAGGCTCAATGACTTCCTGGCGGAGATGCGCACTCGAAGGATCTACATACTTAGCCAGGGCCCGCTCGAGGCCTACCTCCCCGATGGATTTAGGTCGAAAGATCTAGACAAGCTCATTCGACTCGTCGACCAAATTGATTTCCTCGCTACCCTACGTGGACGCGCGGAAATCGAACTGATCGGACGCAGTCTGCTGCCGGTGCCGCCGAGGGTTGATGCGGTAATCGCATAGAAGCCTGCTGCACCGATGGACGTCGACTTCAACGCCCATGCGTTCGCCAGGGTGCCAACGTCCGAACCAAGCCTGCCGCCTAGGAGGCGCAGGGCTACCATGTGGAATTTCCGACGTCGGAAATTGCAATGATGCCAAGCGAACCTAGAAATCCTGAGGCCGATTGTCACGCGCCTAGGTTTGACGATTGAGGCGCGAACTGCTTAGGCCGATCTGCCCAGACTACTCGCCCAGCCTGGCGAGCTGAAGCACTATGAGAAGCTCAGTCTTCGCGTTGTCTCCCGTGCGAGACTGCATCCAAGCCGGCAGAAACGGCAAACCAACGCGGCTAGCATTGGACTTTTCCTCAGTGAGCCCGCCAAGCATGACGACCTCTCCATAGCGCATCTGGACGTCAGTCCTCAGCTCGCGCTTGATGAGCGTCGGCGAGTTGTTTACGCCCGTGGTGGTCTGCACGAAATTGGAGATCTGTTGCTGCACAGTCAGATCGACCGCGCCTTCTCGCACCTGGGGCGTGATATTGAAAATGATGCCGCTATTTCGGTACTCTACGGACTGCACAGGCTGCCCGCTAGACACGTAGCTGACGGCACCCAGCACCGGCACATCCTGGCCCACCGAAAAGCTGGCTTGAGCGCCACTGCGGACGCGCAATGCAGGTTGCGTGACGACCTTGAAGCGGGTGTCCGACGACAAGGCTGAGAAGACCGCATCAGCATTGCCCACGCTGAAGCTAATCGAGTTTTCCTGCGCGGTCCCGGCCAGGTTGATCGACAGCCGGGCAGAGAGCAGGGACGCCGCCAAGCTGAACGCTGAACCCGTGCTGTCGCCGGTTTGCACCTCGTAGACCACACCACGCACCATCACCTCACCAAGCTGGTAGTCCACTTGAGCCAACAGCTTTTCGAGCTTCTTCACCTCCGGCGCCTCACCTCTGAACACAAGCACGTCCGCAGCACGGTCCACCAACGCAGCGGCCGAACCAGCAGGCACCGCAACATCAGTCTTGGACGCCACAGGTGCAGCAACGGGCCGATTCACCGTGAACTCACCCTTGAACAGCGGGCGCAATAGATCGGCCAGGTAGCCGACATCGCGAAACCGCGGGCGATAGACGAAGGTCTCGGTCTCCGCAGCAAGCTCCTTCTTCGGGCCGATGAACTCCAAGCCACCACGATCAGCGATCGCGTATCCAAGGCTGTCCAGCAACTTCACCAGGTCAGCCCTGACAGCCTGGACGGAGCCCCCGAAGCGGAAAGACACCTGACGCTGATCCGCCAGCAGCTCGGGCGACAGCACATACGACGACTTGAGCGCATCGCCATAGATCAGGTTGACGACGTGCCCCACCGGGGCGCCGGCAAACTCAAACGCGAGGTCAGTGGACTTCTCAGCGGCAAACGCCCGCGCGCTGATCAGCAGGCAAAGCGCCCAAATGAACCGCTTCATTTCTTGTGCTCAAGCATCGAAGGAAGGCCCGCAGCAGCGACAGCCGGAGCGGCCGGTCGAGCAGCCCCACTGAAGGCGGTCACTCGTTCTCCGTCGACCTCGCCGACAACGGCGCTGCCCTCGAACTTAAACGCCGACGGGTGCTCGAACCGAAGATCGCCGGCCGCGTTCGACAGCACGACCATCGGGCCGTCACGAGTGCTCATCTTCCCAATCGCTCGCCAGTCTGCGCTGTAGGCGGCCCGAACCGGCGCAGCAGCAACGACAACGCCCGACGATGGCGCCGAGGCCACGCGATCAATTTCCGACGTCTGAAGTTTCGCGGGGGGCTTGCGCCCAAAGAAGCGCGCGACACCGTAGATCGACATCGCAGCGCACACCACCACACCACCGGCCATGATCCAGAGCTTCGGATTCTTGAGGACGTTCTGCCGATCATCGACAGTCACCTCTTTTCCGTCACCCCCCGAATAGCTCGAGTAAAGCGGAAAGATTTCAGGGTCATAGCTCTTGTTCGAGACCGACTGCCGAGCCTTCAGCGTCTGCTTCCAGCCTTCCCACATCTCGACGCGATAGACCTTCGACAGACCAAGGCTCTTGATCTTCGTGGTGCGGAAACTGAGTTCGACGACCGCCTTGAGCAAGCGCTGAAGATCGCCGATGTCCTGCACCATCAACACGAGGTCACAGGACACCTTCGACACCGGATCGACGTAGTGCCGATGCTCACGAAAGAAGATCCGATGGTTGGTGCAGATCTTCGTATCGGTGCCCCAGAATCTCCACGCCTCGTCGATGCAGACAAGATCACCGCCGCGGCAGAACGTGTCCACGTCCGCGCCGTAGGGGAAGAAATCATCTTTGAAAACGTCCTCATTGCGACAGTGGACAACATGGCCCAGCTTCTCAAGCTCGAGGCCCTGCTTCTCGTGGACGTAGGCCCTGATCGCATCGGAATCGATCCCGTCGACGTTCGTGACAACACGCCGACCACGGGCGATCGCCGGGATGATGACCGAGCGAACGCACTCGAACGACTTGCCAGAGCCCATGAGCCCCGTATATGCGTTGATTGGCATCGGATGTGCTTTAGCCGATCACCGGAATGCGCCGGATGATGAATCGCGTGAGGTAGGCCGACACCAGCATGGGAACGCCGACCGACACGGCAAACAGATCGAGGAAATACCACGTCCCGGCGCCGATGCCAGCGAAGGCCGAAGTCAGCGAAGCGCCAGACGGAAGCCAAGACGCCATCACGGCGACCAGCTCGTACACCACCAGGTACAGCGACGTGAACAGAACGAACTTGATAACGATCGTCCTGAATGCCCAACCCAGGGCAGCATTCAAGGCAGAGAGCAAGATTCCGAACATGTGAGCCTCAAGCGGACAAGACGATGAACAGAGCGACCAGCAAGAACGCGAGCACCATCGCGTTGTAAAGCTCGCCGCGAATACCTTCGAATAGGGTGCACTGACCGTCCATCACGACCGTCTTCCCGAGCAGATCAAACGAAGGTTTCGGACACACCGCTTGGTGGGCCGGCACCTGGAAGTTCTTCAGGTCAGGCATGAGCTGCGTCAGTGGCTGCAAGATCTGCGCGCCCGTAGGTGTGGCCTCGAGGCTCGGCGAACCGATACCCGGATCAGAACCGAGGTTCACCAGCGGCGCACTGGCGGCCGGATTGGTCGGCGTACCAGTCACAGGCGCAGTGCCAGACGCACCGATCGGGTCTGACGCCGAAACGCTCTGCGCCAAGTCACCAACAGTCGCCACCGCGAACGAGGGGTTCGCCTGAACGAACGCGGCCACGTCCGCCTCGGTGATCGGGTCGGACATCGAGTAAGGAACCCCGTTGTAGCCAGGGTCAGATGCCGCCTTGCGAAACGCTGCATCGGCGATATCGGCGATCACCTTGTTCGGCAATGGCACCGCTTTCTCGGCATCACTCAACGCCTGCAGCGCCACGGCCGCAGGCTGAGTCACAGGAGCCGTCGAACCGCTGTCCGTGGGCTGATAGTTCGGGTCAGCCACTCTCCGAATCCAGCCGATGCTCGAAAACGAGATAGTCCCCGACTGCCCCGCAAACTGACTCGTGACAACACAAGCGAGCCCGCTGGACGAGGAAACGGTGTGGATCGTGTCGCCCTTGTAGTAGGCCGTGCAGAACCCCATCGAGCCGCCGCTCGAGTCAATCGGCCATCCCTGACTTCCATCGCCAAGCCACACCCAGGAAGCATCAGGGTCAGGCACATAAGGCGTCGACGCGGGGGTATGGGTGACGGTGCCATCAGGGTTGAAAATCCAGTTCGCCAGCGCCTGGATGCCGTACCCCACCGCGCCGGCAATCGCCGCGCTCGCCAAGACCGAGCCCCATGCAGGCGCAGTACCCGCGATCACGGCGGCGCTCGCAATCTCGAAAACGGCCACGCCCGCCGCCGACAACGTGCCACCGAAGCGCGGATCATTCGCCGCGAAGCCACGCGCACCGACCTTCGCCTTGATGACGGCCAGCACCTCCGCGCCAATACGAGACGGCAACGCCTGAGCGTTCGCGCCAGAGCACGCCGAGAGGGCCAGCAGCAACAGGAACAGGCTCCGGATCATGACTGGCCCCCGTCGAGTCCGGTCACAACGGCCCAAGCCGAAATCAAGCCCCAGGCGAACATCAACAAATACCAAGCGTCGCTTGCAGCCACAACGCACCTCCCATCAAAAGAATGGGGCGACCCACGCAAGCAGGACGCCCCTCGACCAGCGCGAGCGATCAGGCGCCGCGCAGCATCCCCAGCACGATCTTTGCGCCCTTGATGGACACGTAGACCACCGCCAGCGTGCCCGCGATGGCCATCACGCCGGTCACGATGTCCGCAGCGGTGAACGCGCCAGTGACCGCGGTCAGATCGACAGCGGCTTGCGCGCCACCAGCCATCACGACGCCGCCAACGGCAACCAGGGCAACACCAATTCGCTTGTTCATGTTCAAAACACCTTCAACAAAAAGACCGAGGAACCGCTCGGACGGACTTGGCTCAACCGCGACGGATCAAGCCCAAGATAGTTCCGGCTCCGCGCGCCACGAACCAGCACAGCAAGACAGACGAAAACGCGAAACCCCACAGGGTTGCGGCCTGCCCGGCGTCGAACGGTTCAGCTGCCTGCTTGATCGCCGAGAAGTCAGCTGCACTCAAGAGGACGAAGGCAGAGCAGTCAGACGCCGCTGTGGACTGGTCAACATGCACGACGCCTTGAGCGTCGATCACGGCGCACGAAGCCATGGTTATTCTTCCGGCACCCACACCTGCTGGATGACCGCGCGGCCGTCGAAGTGGTCCGTCGCCGCGTCGAACGCAGCGGCAGGATCGTCAAACGCGCAGGCTTGGGAGAGGAGTTGGACAAAGCGCACGTCACCGTCATGGCCTGGTGCCAGGAACGACCCGTCATCGACGCCTTGCACCATGTAGCCCGGCCGACATGCGCGAGTCATATCAGGCCGCCTTCTTGGCCAGCGTGACGGGCTTCAAGCTGTTGATCACCGTCTTCTGCGTCTTGCCGTTGGTCACGATCTCCAGCTCGACGTCGCATTCGAGCGGAAACGTGTTGTGCTTCAACTCGTGGAAGCGATCGGACGTGCCGTACGCGTATTCGACGGTGGCCATGCCCTTGCCCATGCCCTTCGAGTCGTCGAGGTCCGTGTCGACGTACACCTTCGTGCTGTCGAATGCGTTGCCGTTTTCCAAGGTGCCCTTGGAGGCCTTGATGCCGCTGACCGTGACGCGAGTGCTGAATTTCATGTGGATCTCCTAAATGCCCAGAAGTGGAAAAGCCTGGATCGGGCGAGGCCAAGCTAGTAGCAAAGGGTCGCCACGTCTCCACCCGGATCGACAGATGGCTCCGCCACCCACGAAACACCGAAAGACCGTGCGAGCGCGCGCTCAATGCCATCGACACAATTGCGCAGCCCGACGCCGGCGATGGATCGAGGTGTCTTGCGATCGCGATGGACGAACACCAAGTCATCGATCCAGCCCGTAGACCCGACCGCTTTGGTGATTGCGACGATGGCGGGCGCCGCGGTGTTCTCGACCCAGCGGAGCAACGCTTCCGCGGATCGGCCTGCCGTGGCCTCCCCGACCTTGATGCGAGCGGCATCTACCTTGTGGAGGAGCAGCTCGCAGTATTCGTAGGCCCCGGCGAAGAAGGACGACGGGCGGGCGAGCATGTCGAGAGGAAGGATCCGCTCGTGATTCCGGAACTCGACTTCGACCCGGCACCAGCCGTCCGTCATGTCGCCGTATTTGTGGCCCTTTTCGTAGGCCCGAAGCAGCTTGCCGCTCTGACGCCGGCCCACGTAGAAGGTGCGAGCCTGACCGTTGATCCAATCCCCGGCCTGTTCATTGCTGGGGCGGCGATTCTGAAAGTCGAATGCGCCGGTCTTGTAGCTCTCAAGAGCCTCGACTACGTCCGTCTCTGCCTCGAAGAAATCCAGAGCGAGGTCGATCCGCGTGAGCTTGCCGTCCAGATCGCGGATGTAGCGCTCGATCCGCTGCTCCCAACCGGCCAGAGCGAAGGTGCATCCAGCGCCGGAGATGTTGACGCAGACCGTGCCGCGCTGACGGTCATTGCCCGCAGAGGCGTACCCCATTTCGACGCCATCGCTGTTCGTGATGAGTACCGTGTGCTGATAGAAATCTCGCCCCTTCCGGGTCTCGCCCAGGTCGAAGCCCAGCAACGCGGCGACTTCACCGGCTACCGCGCGAGCGAAGTGCTCGGCCGACAGTCCTTGGTACGTGCCCGTTCGGACGTGCACAGCCTTCGCTTCGAGGAAGGTGAAGCGGAGCCAATCCACGACCACGCCCTGCTGGTGAGCTGCCGTAGCCTGCCTTTCCGCGCAGAGCACCTTGAGACGGCGGCCTTCTAGAACGAGGCGTTCAGACTTCGAATCTGTCACCGCGCGTTCCTCGCTGCTCGCTTCTCATTCCCCGTGTTACCCGTGGGGGGAGCCTTGCGGCCGGTCGGAGCCGCACCGCGCTCCTCGCTGACGCTGCGGTGCGGGGCGCGGCTTCCGACAAGCCGCGCCAGCACAACCATGGGCGCCGACGACAACTCGGGCCAGAAGTCCTGCTGAAACAGCGGTCGGGAGGACTTGGCGGGCCTCAAAGCACAAACTCCTGCGCGCGCTCGGCGGCTTTCATCCGAACGGCTTCGACGTTGATGAAGACCCGCTTACCGATCGTGATCTGGGGCCAATAGCCCCGTTCGGCTTGTGCGACCAACACGCCAACCGGGAGGCCGATGGCGGACGCGAACGCCTCGCGGGTCATCAAGGGAGGGGAAACGCCAAATCGCTCGACAGAGGTCATAATAAATCGTTCCAACGAACCGCATTGACGGTTCACTTGAACGCAATTATAGGTGCAAATGAACTCCAATGCAAACCCAACGCGTCCAGAAGAACTGGGCGATCCGCAGGAACTGCGCACAAATTCACTCGCTGTCCGCCTGAAGCTCTTGCTGCTCGCGGAGACGAAGGAACGGGGTCGGTACAGCTCCCTCGAAGCCAACACCGATATCCCGGCCGCCACCTGGCGGACTTGGTGGAACCGCGGCGGCGTCCCCGGAGGTCAACTCGTGGAGGCCGCAGCGAAGACGTGGCCGCAGTTCGCCTTCTGGCTAGTGACGGGTCACACCGATGTCAGGTGCGGTCACGACATGCCTTCGCTGGCAGTTGACGCGCAGGGATACGTCACCAACTGGCCCGAGGAGGGCGTCAGTAGAAGCAAGGCTCTGAAGAACGGGTATAGCCAGCAATACCTGAAGCTGTCTACGCAACTGGATGGCACGGAGTCTCCAGCCCACAGCATCGACGACCGAATGCGCATCGAGACGCTCCGAATCGTCAGCTCACGGCGCATGGCGGAGATCGCAGAGAACTTCAAGACGCCGATGGCATTTGAAATCGACAACTGACGACGACGATGGCGATCAAGAAGGCTGATGCTGGCTGGCTCGTGGACGTCCAGCCAGGCGGGCGAGGAGGGAAGCGGTTCCGCAAGACGTTCAAGACTCAAGCGGAAGCCAAGGCCTACGATGCTTGGCTCACATCCCAGGTGAATCAAGACGCGAAGTGGCAGCCGGAGAAGCGCGACACGCGGAAGCTCTCTGCTCTTGTCGAACTATGGTTCACGCATCACGGCACCGGCCTATCCGCAGGCGCTGATATGCATCGCCGCCTGAAGGCCATGGTTGACGCGATGGGCGATCCAGTCGCGGACCGCTTCAAGGTCGAAATGTTCGCGGAGTACCGAACGGCCCGCCTTGACGCCGGCATCACGGCCAGCAACATGAACCGTGAGCACGCCTACCTGCGAGCTATGTTCAACGAGTTGAAACGACTGGGGCACTGGAAAAGAGACAACCCGATGGCGCACCTACGCCAGTTCAGGGTTCAGCAGACCGAGTTGACTTACCTGACTCTCGATCAGATCGCCACGCTGCTTCAAGCCCTAAGGGGGTCGCGGAATCCGCACGTTACGCTGATCAGCAAGATCTGCTTGGCCACCGGTGCGCGATGGAGCGAGGCGGAGGAACTTCGCAGCACCCAGGTCAAGAATGGCCTCATCGAATACGCCAGAACAAAGTCAGGGAAGACTCGAGCAGTTCCGATCGACGAACATCTCGAGGCAGAGATCCTTGCCCACGCCGAGACGCACAGCTCTCTCGGCCGAATTTTCGGATACTCCATATCCGCATTCCGGGAGGGCGTCGAACGGGCGGCCTTGACCCTTCCGGACGGTCAGATGACCCACGTCTTGCGCCACACCTTCGCCAGCCACTTCATGATGAACGGCGGCAACATCCTGACGCTGCAACGCATCTTGGGCCATGCGAACGTCACGATGACGATGCGCTACGCCCATCTTTCCCCTGAGCATTTGCAGGAAGCCAAGTCGTTAAACCCTCTTGCCGCACTCAGGGCAATCTGAGCCACGATCGCCATTTCCGACGTCGGAAATGGGCCCGGCTCAACAGGTCAATGGAGAAATCATGCAGATTCGCGATGTCCGGCCCCAGCCATTTGTCTTCCAACTACGCTGTGACCGATGCGGAGTAGAGGCACAGGACGACGTCGATTGCGGCTTCAACAACTTCGTGAGCCTTGGGTTTGATGCTCACTGGGGGTCATCCATGGGTGATGGCAACAGAATCGACTTGGATCTGTGCCACGACTGCCTGAAAGAAACGTTGGGGCCATGGCTGCGCGTTTCTCGGTGGGCGAGCCCCGCGGCCGAACAGCCGGCACCGAACCACGAGGCACTATCGGCCCTAGCCGATGAACTAAGGCCACCCGCACCACGGTCATAGGCAGATGCGCCGTTGACACTTCGTTGACACCCAACGAAAAACGGGTTGCGCCGTGAGGTGCAACCCGTTGATTTCATTGAATTTCTTGGTGGCCTGGGGCGGAATCGAACCACCGACACGCGGATTTTCAATCCGCTGCTCTACCAACTGAGCTACCAGGCCGTCTTCTTCAGACTTGCTTCGCCGAATGATCAGCGAAGCCCGCTAGTCTAGCAGAGTTTGAGGGCCCCAAACCGCTGCCGGCCCAAATTTTCCGGGCGCGGGTTCAGCCGCCCGCGCCGCGCTTGCCGCGCGAGAGGTCGACGCCCAGCTGCTTGAGCTTGCGATACAGGTGGGTGCGCTCGAGGCCGGTCTTCTCGGCGACGCGGGTCATCGAGCCGTTCTCGCGGGCGAGGTGGAACTCGAAGTAGCTCTTCTCGAAGGCGTCGCGCGCCTCGCGCAGCGGGCGGTCGAGGTCGAAGCTCTGCTCCGGTTGCGGGCCGAGGTTCAGCGGGCCGGACGGCTGCTGCAGGCCGAGGCCGCCGGTCATGGCGGCTTCCACCGTCATCGCGTCGGGGCGGTAGCCGCCGTTGCCCTGCATCATCGCGGTCTGGACGTCGACCGGCGCGGCGGGCCGCGCGCTCGGGCGCGCGAGGCCCTGTTCGACGGCGCGCAGCAGCTTTTGCAGCGTGATCGGCTTCTCGAGGAAGGCGATGGCGCCGTACTTGGTGGCCTCGACGGCGGTGTCGATGGTGCCGTGGCCGCTCATCATAATGACCGGCATGTTGAGCTGGGCGGTGGCGCCCCACTCCTTGAGCAGGGTGATGCCGTCGACGTCGGGCATCCAGATGTCGAGCAGGACGAGATCGGGACGCAGGCGCTCGCGCACGAGGCGCGCAGTCGCGGCGTTGTCCGCGACCTCCACCGTGTGACCCTCGTCTGTGAGGATCTCGGAGAGCAGGGCGCGGATGCCCATTTCGTCGTCAACTACAAGAATCGTGGCCATGAATGTGGAACGGGCGGCTGGCAGCAGGTTGCGCGCCGCGAAAGACGCTTTATACAGGGGATTCGCCCGGCGGCTCCTGGGGAGCCGCCTCGACGAAGCGGGAAAATGATATCGAAACTTGGGCCCCGGCAGCGCCGGTCGCGCCGTCTTCGCCGCTGCCCAGGTTCGCGATACGGACCCGGGCACGATGCTCGTCGGCGATCTTCTTGACGACCGCCAGGCCCAGGCCGGTGCCCTTGGACTTGGTGGTGACGTAAGGTTCGAACGCGCGCTGGAGGACATTCTCCGGAAATCCGGGCCCATTGTCCTCCACCTTGAGGCGCACGGCGCGCAGCCGCCCGTCGTCGTTGCGGGCGGACTCGGTGCGCACGCACACGAGCGCGTCGGGCCATATCGAGGCCGCGTCCAGCGCGTTCTGCACGAGGTTGTGCACCACCTGGCGCAGCTGCGTGGTGTCGCCCATGATCTGCGGCAGGCCGGGCTCGAGCTTCGAGACGAGGTGGCCCTTCTCGTGCGCGTCGCCGTACAGCGCCAGCACCTCGCCCACGAGCGCGTTGAGGTCGATCGGCTGCAGGTTGGCGCTGGGCAGGCGCGCGTAGTCGCGGAACTCGTTGACCAGCTGCTTCATCGCCTGCACCTGCGCGACGATGGTGCCCACGCCGCGCTGCAGCATCGCCTGGTCGGCGGCGTCGGCGAGCTTGTTCTCCAGCTTGAACTGCAGGCGCTCGGCCGACAGCTGGA